GACTTCAAGGCGGCGTGGCGTGGCTGGACGAAGTATCTCGGCGACGACGACTACCGGAACTCCATCCGCGAGATCGGCGTGGCCATCGATGGCCTTGTCCATGAGCGGATGGCCCAGCTCATCGGCGACCCCAGCAACATGGTGCAGTCCACCTTCTTCAAGATGATCGGCCTGACGCCATGGACTAACCTTAACCGCGCTGGCTCTGCGGCCATCGGCCATCAGGCGATGACGCACCATATGAACGCGCTGAAGAAGATGGGCGCGCAGGCAAAAGGCTCGCCTGCTTACAATTACCACGACCGCTTCCTGAAGAAGCATGGCCTCAACTACGACGCCTCCCAGCCGGTGCCGGATATCACCGACGAGAACGTCAAGCGCGCCGTGATCCGGTTCGTGGACAACACCATCTTCTCGCCAAAGCCGCAGGACATGCCGCTCTACGCAGCTACTCCATGGGGCGCGATGATCGCTCAGCTCAAGTCGTTCTCTATCATGTACGGGCGCTTCTTTGGTGAGATCATGGGCGACTTCAAGCCCGCCTTCGGCGCGGTTGCAGCGGGCGACTACAACACCGCCCGCAAGTACATGACCCGCCCTGCCCTGCTGATGACGCTTGGCCCAGCGGTTGCCGCTGGCTCGATTGCCACCAAGGACGTGGTCATGGGCCGAGGCGGTGACGAAGGCCAGAGCTTCGGCCTGAACACCGACCGACGCTTCAGCCAGTTTATTGGCAAAGAATGGGCCGACGAAGACCTCGACGCGATGGCGGGCTGGTACTTGCAGTCCTTCCTGCAAGCAGGCGGCGCCGGTCTCTTGGGCGACCTGTTCATCACCACCGCCGAACAGCAAAGCAACGGCGCATACGGGCGTGAGCGGATCAAGGAGACAATCCTTGGCCCAAGCTACGGTCTGGCAAACGATATGTTCAAGATCGGCGAGGCCGCCCTCGATGCAGCCACGGGCGGCGATAGCGCTGGCGTCCAGCGTCAGGGTGTTCGTGAGATCGTCAGCCGAGTGCCAGTCGTTGGCGGCATCAGACCGCTGCGTGAAGGTGCGGTCGACCTCGTTCGCGAGGCAGACACCAAGTCCAGCGGCGTAGGCGGCGGACCATTCAAGCGGACAACCTACGGGACGACGAACTTCTGATGACTGAACTCGTACAACAACTGGCCGCAGGCGGCGCTGCTCTTGGAGCGGCGCTGTTTGGCCTTCTGCTCTACATCGTGGGCCGTAAGGACGCGAAGAAGGCCAGCGACAAGCGGGCTGAGAAAAAACTGGAAGAGATCAAACGTGATGTCGAAGACATTGATCGCATCGTTCGCACTAGCAGTGACGCTGATATTGACAAGCGGCTGCGCGACGGAGGGTGGTTCCGTCAGTGACGCTTGCCAAGTGTACGACTACATCTATCCGGCGATGGGCGACACTTACGAGACCAAGCGGCAGGTCTTGGCGCACAACCTGCTCCACCAGAAGCTCTGCGAAGATTAGACGACCGGCTTGCCTTCGAGCTGCCTGATCCGCATCTCGCAGTAACGCATGGCCTTTTTCCAATCCGTGATTTCGGACTGCGTGGCGTCCATCCCCTCATACTGCTTGAAGCCCGCCCGCGCGGAATACTTTGCGACGGCTCCACGAACGTAGTAGCCCTGCGGGTCGTTGGCCATGATGTACTCGATTGGCTCGATGCCGTTCCGCTCGTTGGCGTAGTGATCGGGGTGTTCGATCAGGTCGTCACTCGGCTGTGGGCGCCCAAACTCGATAGTCATCGCAGACCTCTTGTGCTGTCTCATTCTTGTGGGTGCAGAACCACCGGCCATCGTCCTGTGCGATGCTGTGCTGGCAGGTCGCGCAATCTGTGTCGGGCTGTCGGCCCTCACGGCACACGCCGCGCTTGAAGCAGAACTTGCAGCGCCAGTCGTCGGGGTTGTCTGTCACTCGGGGTGCGTGGCCGCCCATCACCCGCTCAGCTCGGGCCATCAGCGCGTGAAAGGCGATCTCGTCGAACTCCACGATCTCAGCGTGGTACTCGCTTGTGTCTTTATTGTAGGCCAGCATCACCGCCTTCTCGAAGCCAGCCATTCCCATGTAGGTCTGCATCTGGTCAACGTATTGCGGGTGCGATTTGCCGATCCCATGCTTGACGAAGGCCCGCCATTTGGAGGCATTCATCGTCTTGATCTCAAGCAGCGCCAGCTCGCCATCGTCCAGCTCAATCTGGCCGTCGATGTTCCCACGGATGTGGCCTCCGTGCATGGAATACGCGAACTGGCGCCCGGTCACAGGGTCACGGTCTAGGACCGTTAGCTTCGACCGCTTGAGATCCCCGACGATAAGATCTTCGGCTTTATGTCCGAAGCCAAAGATCCGCTGAAGCTTGGGAGGAGGCTCATCGTCGGGAAAGCCGCGAAGAGAGAATGAAAGCGCGGCATCACAGGGACCGCCGACGTTACTGCCGCCGATGTAACGGCGTGCCTTCTGGTTGGCCCGAAGGCCAACGAAGCCCTCGTCGATGAGGGTCAGTATGTCGTCGGCGGTCTTTGGCATCAGAACGGGATCGCGTCGTCAAAGTTCTGAGAGGACGGGGCAGCAGTGAACGGGTCGCTGGCCGGAGCCGGAGCTGGCGCCGGTGCAGGCACGTCCGCATCAGGCGCGAAAACGCCCGTGATGTTTTTGTACTGGCCCGTGCTGCCATCGTCCCGGCGGAACGACTTGCCGGGTTCGACCCGGATCGTCACGCGCTTACCCTTGAACCAGCCGATGTCGTCTGGGCGGTCAGGATTGTGGTGGTCGGTGGCGACCAGATACTGCTTGAGCCGCTGCTCACTGATGCGCTTGCCGACTTCGTTGTCGCTGTACAAGCGCAGCGTGTCGGTCAACGTCCCGCCGGAACCGGACATATCGAGGCTGAGAGCGCCTGTCTGCGCGTCCCAGTTCACGTCGGTGATCTCCACCTTGTGTACGCCCACGCCCAGTCGGGAGGACTGGCTTACGTTGGACAGGTCTAGGTCTGAAAATGCGAAACTCATTTCTTGTCTCCACTCTGAATTCGCTTGATGATTTCAACGATGTTCGACGTCTCTTCGATGGGGCGAGCAACGCCACGCGGGTCACGGACTTTGCCGTGCCACCCCATGATCTCGTCGGTGTAGATGACGCGCTTCACGACAGGCGCAGCGTTGCCCGACTTTGAAGCGACCTTGGCCCCGGCGAAGACGTTGTCGAACAGCGCAGGCACCTTCTTGGACTGCTTCGATCCTTGGATCTGTGGCCAGTAATGAGTGACGCCGTTGGCGTCCGTCTCTTCTTTGGCCAAGCAGGTAAACAGGATGTGGTAGTCGTTCTGATCGCGCATCATGCGCAAGCAGCCTTCTACCGCCTTGCCATAATCGGCCCACACCTTGAAGGCGTTTTGCTCGCCGTAGAGTTTGTCGAAGTGTTTGTGGATAAGGTCACAAAGCTCAGTCAGGCTATCGACCATAATCCATTTGTAGCCCTGCTTCTTGAACTCGTCCGAGCGCATCATCTTCAGCAGGTCTTTGAAGGCCAGCCCCTCGCCAGCGCCTTCTTCCCAGCCCGTGAAGGCTACATAGTCGATCTCCACGTCCTGAAGGCTTTTGAGGCCCGCCTCACCTGAGAAGATGATCCCCTTCCCGTAAGCCTCGGCGTAGTAGCGGGCGGTGTAAGTTTTTCCGAAGCCGTGGTGCGCGTAGAGCAGCGACTTCGAAGGTTCGTCGAGTGCGATGCTGCTGGTACTTCGAATGGGTAAAGACATTTTGCTTGCTTCTCCTTTGCCGCAGTGTCAAAAATCAGTACACCACTTTTTAACACCACGTCAACAAGGAAAGATCGTGATCGATTTCGATAAGCTCGCTAAGTCCGTTGGGGGTCTCCCGAAACTCGCTGCTCTGGCAGGACGCAGCCGGACTGCTGTTTATCACTGGCGCAAGTCACGCGACATGCGCGTGAGCGATCTCCTGCGGATCTGTGATGCCGCTGGCCTTGATGCGCGTGAGTTTTTGCTTGCGGAGGAGACTGCAACGAATGACGAGCTGGATTGATCACGCCCTAGAACTGCACGAAGAAGGGCTAAATGTTCTACCGATCTTCAAGGGCAGCAAGCTGCCCATCGTGCAGTGGAAGCAATGGCAGCAGCAAGACCAGACTGAGCAAGACCTTCTCGATATTGCTGAATATTTTCAGGGCGATACACCGCCGAGCTGGCTGATCGACTTGGGCGACCGCCACGGCGGACGGCCATGGCTGTCGGCCAGTCGGAAGCAGCGGCAACATTGGCCAGAGCCGGTCGACCTAGACATGGGTATCGTCTGCGGCATGCGGGCTGGCATCGTTGTTGTGGATGTCGACAACGAAGAAGCACAGCAGCACGCCGAGCAGTTGGGCGTGACCAGAACTCCTATGGCCGCAGCCACACGGCGCGGCACGCATTACTACTTCAAGCACCCCGGCAAGCTTGTACAGAGTAACGCCGGTGTCGGCATCGTTGGGCTGGATGTCAGGGGCGACGGGGGTTACGCCCGTGTACCGCCCAGCACCGACATGAAGTGGTTAAGGCGGGTTAATATTGACGAGCTGCCACCGTATCCTAATCTGACCGCCGCTGTGCCAGCGAAGGCCGAGCCACAGAAGGCTGTCATCTACGATCTGAGCGGCACACGACTGCCCGACGAGACCGCCGAAGACTGGCTGAAGGGCAAGTGCAACGGCTCACGCATCGGCAAGGGCGAGCGCAACAACACGATGGCCAAAGTTGTCGGCATGCTCATTAAGGAGCGCCGCGACAAGGACTGGGTCATCAAGCAGGCGCAGGAACTCGGGGCCAAATACTTTGACCACGAAAAGTATGCGGGCGACGAGACTGTTCGCATTGTCGAGAGCCTGTGGGGGATCGACCAGAAGAACCACGGCGAGAAGTATGAAGAGCCGGTCGAGGTTGAGCTGCCCACCATTGGCTACATCAGCGACGCCAACAGCGAAGAGTTTATCGCAGCCATGCCGCCGCGCATGCCCGCCTACGTGGAGACGATCCTCGAGCCGGGTAAGGCGACGATGGTGGCGGGCTACGCAGGCTCAGGTAAGTCAGAGTTGCTGATGATGCTGCTCAAGGCAGCGTGCGATCCCAGCAAGCTCGGCACCTACGTTGGCCCGTGGCAGATCCAGCAGACCGCCAAAGCGCTGGTGCTTGACCCGGAGAACAACCCGCACCTGATCACCGACCGCCTCAAGCGCTTCGGCCTGATCGGCGACAGCGGAGATAACCTGCGCGTTATACCGGGCAGCGTGCCCGGACCAGACGGCATGGTCGACATGGCGCTGAACCTTCGTGAGGACGTTGGTCTCAAGCGGCTGGGCGGGCTGCTGTCGCAGCACACCCCCGACATCGTCGTGTTTGACACCGTGCGCTCTCACTTTCCCGGCCTGAAAGAGAACGAGGCCAGCGAGTGGACGGACTATAACGTGATCACACAGAAGCTCTGTCGCATGGGCCTGTGCGTTGTGTGGTTGCACCACAGCAACAAGCCCGGTCCTGACGGCTACGCCACCGAGGCTGGCTCGAGCCACGCACTGACCAACATCTCGACCCAGATCTTCGTCAAGCCTGTCTACGAGGATGAGGCCATGGCCCAGCGCAAGCACGGGATTTGGAACGAGGACGAGCGGTTTGCCTACGTGGATGCCAACGGCTCAGTGATGACGCCTCGCCAGCAAATCATGGCGGCGAACGGCATCCGTGACGACTTCAGCCGCGTGAGCCAGATCAGCTACGGGAAGGTGCGAGAGGCCAACCCTATCACCGAGCGCACCTACTACCTTGGCCAGACGATTGCGCCGGTCGAGTGGCGGCCACTGCTGTTCAGCACCCGCTCAGTCAAGCAGGCGGCACAGAACCTGTTCATGTCGTTGGTACAAAGGGGCGACCCGAACGCGCTGCTGACAGTTAGTCAGAAGCTCCACGTACCGATGCCGCAACTTGTCGAGTGGGGTCTACGCGCCGAGGCCCAAGATAGACAACTTCCGCAGGGCCAAACAGCTCTCTAACTTTATCGATGAAGGCGGCGACCTGCGGCTCTGCCGCACGGTTGCGGGCTGCTAATTCTTTCTGCCCAACTGTATCAAATTTTACGCTTTTCAAAAGATGCACTTCCCAGCAAGAACCGCTTAGCCGGGAAGACTGTTTTGCTCGGACCCCAAGGGGAGAGCAAAACCAAGCTGAATGACTGGGGAGAGCGAACTCCTGTTCGCGAACGAACTACAGGAGAGAGCACTCATGTGCTCGAACGAACTACTAAACGACGAACTATTACTATAGGAGCATGGGGGAAAACGGTTGTCAATCCTTAACCGTATTTTAGCCCGTGTTAACCCGACAGTGTGCTGAACAAGCCACGAAAATAAGCCCCACCGGTAGCGAAACCGCCAAGCGGCACACGCACTGGGCGACCCTCCCCGCCTACCTCTATCGCCCGAGCCGCAGGAGCGGCTCTCACTGTTCGCGCACAGGAGTGCGCTCTCCCCGACGGCTCGCCTACTCGACGCGCTCCCGGCCCTTTGGTGGGGCCGGTCGCGTTATCCCTGTCTTTTTTGCTTGCTCTGTCAAAATAGTGTACATAATATTAACACCACGCATGAGGACGCCGATGCCTGCCCGTGTGCTGACAGACGATGAAAGACAATGGCTTGCTGAACACGTTGCCGACCCCCTTGCCGAACAGGCCCGCCATCTCGGCGTATGCACGGACACAGTCAAGCGACTGCATGTCCAGCATGGCCTTCGTCAATATCCCGGCGCCAAGTTTCAGACGCGCAAGCGCACCACTTGGGAGCGCCCGTGCATTAACTGCGGCGACACCAAGCGCCGTCCGCGCAACCACTACCTCTGCAAGACATGCCGAAAGGAAGCGGGCTATGCCAGTTAGCGGGCGCGGCGCGAAAGCAAAAGGCGACCAGTACGAACGCGAGTTGGCCGCCTTCTTCAACGAGGTGTGCGGGATCGAGTGCCACCGCACGCCTTTGAGTGGTGGCGGGAGGGGCGAAGCCCTTCCCGACATCACCGGCACCCCCGGCATCGCCATCGAGGCCAAGCGTCACGAACGCATCTCGCTCGACGAGTGGATGCGCCAAGCCCGCAAAAACAGCGGCCTCGACATCCCGGTCGTCATCAACCGCAAGTCACGCCAGCCCCTGCCCGACAGCTACGTCACGCTGCACCTCCAAGACTTCGCCGCCCTCTACCGGGGTTGGCTCCAGCTCAACGGCTACGTCAAGGAGCAGTCCGATGACGAGCAGTAAGATCGACGAGCTGATGGACGAATTGCAGTCCACCATCGACCGCACCGCCAGCCCGGACGCCTTGGTGGCCTTCCTCGTTACCGACTACAACGACCAGCTCCCCAAAGTCCGTGTGTTCGCCGCCATCCCACCCGGCTCCGCCGACGACCTGCACGAAGTCATCAGCGCCGCCTTCGCCGAACTAGCAGCCACCGCCCACAACACCAGCGACGCCCCTGTCATCGACCGGGTGGCCCAAGCTTTCTTCGGCTGCGACTTCTCGGAAGTCGACGACAAGGTCCGCAGCATGTGGGCCTTCAACGACAGCCTGATCAGCCTGCTCGACGCCCTCGTCGCCGCCAAGCTGGTCCGCTCGTCCGTCCACGATTGGTACTGGCCCTTCCGCAATTTCCTCGTCGAGCAGCCCTTCGACCTGAACGATGGCCTCCGCTCTTTCGTTGGCCGTGGCCCTAACGGCAACGACGGCGACGACCTTGCAGGCATGGTGATCACCGCCGTTGCCAGCCTCGCCCACTTCGATCCGGTCCACCTGCCCGACGACCTCGACAGCGACATCGCCGTCGAAGCCAGCAACCTGTGCGGCTCGTTTCTCGATTGCGTCTTCGCAAAGCTGGAGGCGCACTGATGATCCGCGTCGCAGCCGCCGCCGTCTTCGCCCTCGTCATCACCCTGCTGTGGCACCAGCAGTCACGCGGTCAGGCCATCATCACGCCGCGCGACCGCTTTCTCGGAATGCTGGACGAAGCCCAGACCGAGCCAACGCACGCCATCTGGTTCTACATTGCTGGCCTCATCGGTGGCGCCAACCTCGCCAGCGTGGCCCACACCGGCCAGCCGATGATCTGCGACACGCACAAGTTCGAAGAACAAGAGCGCACCACCGAAGTCATCATGGATTGGCTCGTCCGCTACGGCCACCTCGACAACCCCGACTTCCTCCTAGAAGTCGCTGCCCCCTTAGCTTTTGCAGAGGAGTACCCCTGCACCGAGATCTGAGCGCGGCCTGCCACCACTCCGCGCTCCCGCCCCTGCCCATAAGAGCAATCTCCTCCCTGCTGCTGGGCGGGGGCGGTCCTGCCAACAAGCCACAGTCAAACGCGAGTACCGGGTTTTCCTTCCTGTGGCCCAAACTGGCCCCGCTTCGGCGGGGCTTTTTTTTGACCCGGACGACAGGCGCCCAGCCACGCCCTAAGTTATCCACAGTAATAAATCGCCGGGAATTTTTAAAAATGGTCGACGTCGTCATCCCCGTCCCAGCCTCTCGTCCCGAGGCACCGGAGTACCAGTCTGCCGTCTTGATGGGCAGCCGCGCCGACCTCCCATCCGGCGACAAGACCCGCCGCCGCATCTCCCTCGACTTCAACGCTGGTGGTGGCCGAGGCGTCGAAGTCGTCGTGCGCGAAGACGTCTCGGTCGAAGAAGCGGACGTGGCCC